CAAAACGCTGGGCGTTGACGCTTGATGTCGCTGCCGATGACACGCCGGAACGGTTTACGGCTTTTAGCCAGTAGTAATAAGTCGTCGCGGCTGCAACGTCTGTATCAACGAAGAAGGTGGTCAGCGTAGTTGCGTAAGGACTACCGGGTATGCTGTTGCTCGTGTGCCGATATACCTCGTAGAGCTTGAGGTCGCTCTCTGTATTCGCGGCCCATTCCAGCGTAATGCTTTCAAGCGTGCCGGTGGCGGTTAAGCCGGTTGGCGTAGCTGGTCCGCCCGTCTTGGTTGCTGCCGTCACGGTGCCGCCAACCCATGCGGATGTAACCCGCGTTACATTCTCGCCGCGAATCCGCACGTTGTAACTTGTGCCGCTCAAAACGTCCGTGATAAATTCTTCTGATATATCGCCGCGCACTACGTTCCAAGGGATATAAGTCCCAGAGCTTGCGGCTTTATACTCTATGCGAATAAGCCCGCCAGACTTAACAAATTCATCGCTCGGCGAGGTCCAAGTTGCTTTGATGCGCGGAACTATTGTGCCGTCCGCCTGCTGGTAGATTGTCGAAGCGTCGGAAAGTAGCGTTAAGCCTGTCGGTGCGGCTACCGTGAACGGGTTCGGCAAAGTCGTGTTAGGGGCTGGGTCAACCGTGGTTTCTTCGCCGTCATTCCAGTCCCACACCGCCGCCGCAGTTTCGCGTAGTATCAAATCTACGCCAAGCCCGAGCGCACCATTTTCTAGCGGCTCCGGCGTGAAGGAAAACGACTGCACCTCAAACACCTTTGCAGTCCAGCCTAGGCGCGCGTTTGTCACCATTACGTTATCGCCCGCCTGCACCCGCAAGGCCGTGAGCTTGCACGGCATCTTTACAATTATCTGCTGCCGCACGCGCTCAAGTGCAATCTTTGCGATGCGTTGCGCCGTCGCGTTGCTCGTGGTGAATGGCAACTCCACGTCCTGCCAAATGCGCGTGCCGCCGTCCTCGGTCGTATAGGTCGCATTTACGACAGGCGGAAAGTCTGCCGTCTGCCATTGATTATCCGGCGAAGTATATAGCCCTTTGATGCCGTTGAATATATCTCGCCGGCTTACTTTAGTTTGCACGCTAAGCGCGCCGCGTAGATCGCCAGTTGTGAGCGTAACCGTAGGCGTGCGGTAAGAGCCCGCATGGATAACCCATTTCCCGCCGATGTAGCCAACGAAGCCAGAGCCAGCCGTCGCCATTGCTTGGATGATTTCTCCGGGAGCTCCGTCAGTGGAAATCACGCCGTTTGCGGTGTAACGCTTTTCGTTTCCGGTGGGGTTTAGCGGAACGTCTTCGTCGGATTCGTTGGCGGCGGCGTTGAGCGCCGTAGTGTTAAACTCGGAGGCAGGCACACCGAGCCCAAGCCTAGAATCGGCCATGTAATCTCGCAAACACAGCGCCCAATTAGAGGTAAAGGCGGTAACGCTCGTGCGCGTGTCCAGCACTTTGCGCCCACGTATTATCGCTGACACGTTCGGGATGCCTCCGGGGAACACGTCCTGATTGTATTTCAGCCGAACGTAAACGTAGGCAATCCCGCGCAAGCGATGCGCGCTCGTCCATACGCTGCCGGCCTCCGACACGAGGGTCGCGTCTGCTGCTTGCGCATCTGTGCCGAGATGCTTATTTACGCGGACGAAGTTGGTATATTTGCCGCTCGTTACGTTGCCGCTGCCGTCGAGCGGGATTACTTCGTCATCTAAATAAATATTGTCGATAGCCTGCACCTGATGGCTGGCCAAAGTTACGATAATATTGAGAAACTCATTAGCCGATCCCGTGACGTGAGCGAACACAAGCACGCCGGATTTCCTTACGGTGCCGTAAACAACGTCACGGGGGGCAGCGGACGCCCTTACAATAGTCGTTCGCCCTTGGTCAAGCTCGCCACCGCGTGCGGCTTTTTTGCCAGCACGCCTTGACGACGCTATACTTGCGCCTGTTGAGATAATCACAATCGCAAGCTTAATAAGAGTTGCTTTCGTTACTTCGACCGTGCCGTATGTAAAAGCTACTTGTTTCAGCCACGCGGCTGCAGCGGCTACGAATCCCTCGGGCATTAGCTCGCCCTCCATGCGTTAACTATTTTATCAGGTGAAAGAAATACCAACCCATCCGCCCCCGGTGCTGCTACAAGGTTGCCGAGATGCACGCCGCACGTTGGCAGCTCAAGCATCACGCAAACCGGATCGCCGCGCCCGGCTAAGCGTGGCGCAATCTCGCGGAATCCGCACTCGGTAAGAATTTCGTTTACCACGATTGGTAAGTCGTTTATCGCGCCGATGATAATGAGCACACCCGCCGCATCCTCGTAGGTGCCGCGCAAGCGCGCCATAGGGTCCGTGCCGTAAATTTCCTTAATCGCGTCCGCCGCGAAGGTGCAGCAATCATTCGTGCCCCACGCAAAAGGCGTGTGACGTCGTGCCTCGATAAAGTTAGCTAGTAGGCGCGGCCAGTTGCTTAGGCGCTTGTCAAAATGCTTGTCCATTATTTTCTCCTTATGGTGCTCTTGGGTTGCTTCTGCCGCTAGGCTTGCTACTGCCCAATTTGGGGAAAAACGCGGATTCCGCCCGATACGTCTCCATTAATTGTCGCCGCCGCTGGGTTTGCTATGCCCCAATTCAGCGGCTTTTCTTGCAGCCCCGCGACGTATTCCAGCCCAAGGTCTCCCGGGAAATCAATCTGTTGGTCCTCGTGCGTATAGCGCCGCTCCTTGCTGCGGAAAAGCTCAATCATTCGATTCTCAATCGTCAAAGAAATTGTGCCCGTAGTAGCTCCCTCCTCAATGGTCATCACATCCATCCGCCCGGAAAGAAGCGGGTAGGGTGTGCCCTCTAGCGCGCCGGTAGTAAGGTTAAGCGCGCCGATATATACTATGCAGGGTCGTCCTTGATAGGGCTCGCTCAGGGCAAGCGCAAGCAAGTCGGAAGGGATGCCAGAGAGCGTGACCGCCGCACCATTTGCCCGCACGTCGGAGGTCTCATCAATCTTGTCAATTCCGCCGAAGTCTCCGACCCCTAAGTAGGTATCCCCGCCCCAAGTGTAAGCGCCATAACCTGACCAAAACAACGTGTTGCCGGAATCAAATTGAGCCTTGAAGAAAAACACCGCCGCCACGACAGGCGCGACAATTGCGGCCTCTAAATCCGTGCTTAAATCACGAGCCATATTAAAATGCCTCCGCCGCGTTGATGATTATTCCGCGCGTGAGCTTATCCACATCTTGCAGGAAAAGCCCGTCGCTGGACATGCGCCAAACGCCGGTTGGGTTCGCGGTCGTGATGGTCGCATTGTCGGCAAAGGCCGTGCGGATGCGGGGGAATAGGGAGAGCGTAGCGTTGCCGCTGCCGTCGCTGCTGGCATCCGCCAAAACCATACAGAGCTGCCGCGTTGCACCAGTGCCAACTTGCACCCAATCCCCGGCCTTTAGGATGCCGGATATGCTGACTGTCCAGCCGTCTGTAATGAGGTCTTGCCCGGTCTGTGTCGCGCCCTTCACGAGGGGCGTGCCGGTGGCTACTCCTTGCGGGGAGGTCCATGCAGGATCGCCAAAGTAAAACGTGCCGACTGAGCCTTGCAGCGAAAACATAGCGGCGACAAATACCGCTGCCTCGGTGCGCGACATGGGGGGAACCTCAATTGTCGCCATCAGGAATTGCGCGGGGTGCTGGTAAACCTGTTGCTGGCCGGTGAAGGGGGAAGCGTAAACGGCAACGGCGGTGCGCGATTCAATCGTAACGCGCGTGAAACCCGGCGAGGTTGGCAAAGTAATCGGATAGGAAATAGGCATTGCGTATCCTTAGAAAGCGCCGCCGCGTGCTCGTGCGTTCATTACTGCGCCCAGCGAAATCGGGGCGATGCTGGCTTGAGTCTGCCGAATCATTCCTTCGAGTCGCGCAAGGCCGGTTTGGTCTGCGCCTCGTGCGTCGATGTAGTATGTAGAGCCACCGCCACCGCCGCCTAGCTTGTGATTCGGGATAATGGTCCCCGCCGTGGAGGGGACAAATAGCTCTGGCCCGCGTTCGCCCACGATTGACGCACGGCCTACCGGTGGAGACCCGCCATTTGCAAAGAAGCCTAACTTTTTGATTCCGCCAGTGAGGGATTCCGCAAGCGGATTGGTTATCAGGTTGCGGAAAATCATCCGCGCAATGTCTTTGCCTAGCTGGCTCATTACTTTGGACAACTTCTCGCCGTTGAAAATCGCGTCCTCAAAGCCGTCCGATAATATATTAGCTGCTTCGGCTGCTACCTTTTCGTTCTTTTTAGATTCGGCTAAAATTTGCGTCGACACATTGACGACGCCCTTTAGCAGGATCGCCCGCTGATTGAGCATCTCGTTGATTTTCGCCTGCACTTGAATCATATCTTCGTCGCCGACAAGGCTCTTTTCACGCAGCGCTGAAAGCGTGGAATCAATCGTTCGCAATTCTGAGGTCAACCCGCTTAGGTCGCCGGTCATTTCTTTGATGCTGCGCGGACCTGCTGAAGTGACGAATGCGTAGTCCGACGCAATTCCCACTTCATGCAATTGATGGGTAACTTTAAGCGCGGCTTCTTCAAGTGATCGATGATCTTTGAGAGTATTTTCTATTACGTTTTGATGCGTGTTGCCAAGGTCGCGTAGTTGCTTTTCCAGTTCTATTACCCGGGCCACCATTTTATTACTGTCTGCCATTTCATTCGTGGCTTTTTCCGCATCAAACATCTTAGGTAAGCCCAAGGTTTTCAGTGTCATCGCCATCACTGAATGTTGCGGCTGGAATTCTGCCGAGGTCTGGCCCTTGGCTATGCGCGCAAGTATTCGCTCGCGCTCCAATAGCATCAGCTTGAACTTTGTTTCCTCGCTCGCCTGATCGCGGATGTTTGCGATGCTGGCGTCTGCGAGTATCTCGGAGGACGCGGCCATAGCTCCGTAGGCAGTCTCCAGAGTTTTACTCATTCCGGTCGCGAAGCGCGCAATCTGCTGAGATATGTTTTGCAGATTCAGGCCGAGCGCCGTTGCGATTGCCCGAGAGTTGAACGCGCGAGTCATCTGCTTGCCTGCATCCGCCGCATGCTTGCCGAGTTCGCCAAGCTTATTCTTTACGCCTAAGAACGCCGCGCGGGTGTTGTCCGTTGCGTTTAGATTGATGTTGGCATCGGCCATGTTACTTTTGGGCGGCTCGTCTAAATTGTTGCTCGCGGCTCAGGTAGGCGAGCCAGCCTTCGCGCTCGCACATCGGCATCTCATTCACGATCTCCGCCGCAGTTTTTCCAAGTCGGTCGGCAAGGGCATACACGAGTAAGAGTTCCGCGCCCTCGGCGGACTCTAGGAGTTTCCCAGCTCATCGGATTTTGGCGCTTGGCTGTTGAGGATCTCGCCGGCAACCCGCGCGCAAATGCCGGGGGAGGCGTGATTAAGTAGCGCCGGGCGGTCAGCAATCGTGAAAAGCGGCTGGCCCTTCTCGTCGCGCGCTTTGACAATCAGCACCTCAATCACGATGTCGTAAGCGCTGGCCTCTTCTCGGCCCTTGTAGATTCGGTTATGCTCGGCGAGCGTTACGGGCGTCGCGTGGATTTCCAGATTGTCCCACTCGGGAACTTTGATTTTCTTGGAAACAAGCGCATCAAAATGTGCGCGGATTCTGCTGATAGCGTCGGACATATATTACTCTTTCTTGGTCTGCTTTATTATGGATGCAGGGGCGGGAGTCGAACCCGCGTCCACGGCTTATGAAGCCGCCGTTCGGCCACTGAACTACCCTGCATAAAATTACACCGCCGAAGTGGTCAGCGTGCCGGTGCCCTCGGCAGTAAACGGAACCTCAACCATGCCGTCATGGGAGGCGGCTGGGTCAAAACTCGTGATGATACACTGGCCACTGTATAGCCTGCTCGCGGCGGCGGTGCCTTCTGGATAGAGTTCGATGATCACGGTAGAGCCAACGGTAATCGCACCTTGGCCGAGGTCAGCGCGGTCAAAATACACGTCGCCGGAAACGCGCCAGTCAAGCAAGGTTGCCTTGCGGGATTTGTAGCTGTCGCCAATCACCGTGTCCTCGGTCGTGTCCGAGGTGTGATTCAACGCATACCGGCGAAGCTCGGCGACGGTGAGTGCGGAAATGCGGAGAAAGCCAGCTTTGCCTAGGACAGTTGCCATGTTGTTTTTGGGTTAAGATTCTTGTGAAAAGTAGATAATTTCAAAGGTGAGCCGAGCCACGCCCCAGCGCGTTTCTTCGATACCCTCAATCGTATATTCCAAACTCGTCAAAATACAGTCATTGCAAAAGCCGCCGCAGGTCGTGTCCGCCGTGATTGCGGTGCTGATTTTGTCTGCGCCGTCGTCTAACTGGTCGTCTATAATATTGCTTGTCGTCTCCTTGCGCCAGAAGTCAACGCTCAGGGTCATGCGCCGCATCTGTTGCCGGGCCACTGACAGCGTGTGCGTGTCGATCTGCTCTCGCTCAGTGTATAGGTAGATGCGCGGGGTGCCCTCAAGCGTGGTGACGTTGCAGCGCCCTACCTCTACGCGGGTGCTCACGATAGCCGCCACGGGCGCATTTGCCAGTAGTCGCGTTACGATGTTATCTCGGATGCTTTTGCGGGTGCTCATGGGGATTACCTTGCGGCGATTCGCTTAAAGCCGAGGTTGACCGCCTTGCCCTTGACTAGCCTGTCAAGTTTCGTGGCCGCGACTCGTATTCGCGCAGCCATTACCGCATCAACGATCTTCTGGTAGCCGGGTATTTTCACATCAAAGTTGGTCGCCATTACGAAAGCCTTGGACGTGAAGCTAGCGGTCGCCTTTCCCGAGACTGCCGCAAGCCGAGTTTTCTCTACCCACGGGCTTACCTTTGCACCGACTAGCCGGGCGAGCGGGAGCCAACCGGCCATGTGCCAGCCTACCCGCGACTGAACTTTCTTGCGGTAGTCGTTCAGCTCCTTGTTTGCCGTCACGACTTGGGAAAGTATATTGCCGCCGGTGACGTGCCCGCGTGAGTTGCGCCGGGCAGTGTGCAGATTCGGATTAAGCGCGCCGCCTATTTGCGTGCCTCCGCTGATGCCGGGAATCGCGGGTCCCTTGAATGGGCGCTTTGAGGTATATCCAGCCACGGAAACGCCGTTGCGCTGATACGGTCGGACCTTGACAATCTCGGTCCCTTGCATCGGGCGGGTCAGTAGTTCGCGCATGGCGTTGTCGTCATTATTCTTGCTGGCCTTTATTAGTGCCGCGCGCCATTGATCTTTCCCGGCAAAAGCCATGAGCTTAGAGCGCTTTAGGACTGCGCCGATGGAGCTATATACTTTGCCTAAATCACGCGCCACGGCTTTGCGCCCTTGTGACATTGTGGCGGGCGGCGTTAGTCGCATTACGTTTTGCACAATTATCCGCGCCTCTTCCTTGAGGATTTTCGCTTGGCTTACCTTCGCTTCACGCGCGAGTAGCAAGAGCCTGTCCTCTAGGTCGCGGCTGTTAAATGTGGCGCTTATCTGCATGATACGCGCTCAGAAAATCTGCTTCACGTCCAGCTCAACGCCGATTAATTCCGCGTCGTTTCGGATTGCTTCGATAAAGTAAATCAGCCCGTCACGAGCTAGCGTCATGCGGGCCGCAGGCGTGGCTGCAAGCTCCGAGAAAGTAGTGAACAGGGTAAAGCGCCGCTCGTCGCGGAGTTGCTCTTCCAGCTCGTTAAGCTGCGAGAATCGCGCAGCCCAAATGCCGTTTGCCGTGGCACCCGCAAACGTGAACGCCAAAGGCCCACCGCTGCCACCGGTGCCGGCTATGCTGCGCCAATCGTCCTCTAGTGTTGCCGTGTCAAAGTCGCTCACACATGAGCGTCGGTCGTCAAGTTTTCGGCAATCAATTCCGCGTAGAGCGAGCCGGGCGTTGGCTTATGTTTGCTCTCGTGGTGGCTGGCGTTTGACCAGTGAATGACAGCTGGTCGCGCTTCGTAGGGCACCGGGGAATTGTAGGGGCTCGTCGGCAAGCATCCGCAATCCTTGAAGCTACTTTGCGTTGTGATCAGAGCGTTTGAGTCGCGCAGAATCTTTGCGGCTGTCGTCATCGTGTCGTGCCAGTCAAGCCGCTCCATGCGATGTTCTAGCAAGTATCGTATAGCGTCACGGCACGATGCCGCAAGCGCCGCGTCCAGCGTGAAGCAACACGTTTGAATGCCTCCCGAGTAAGTCGTGAACGTGTTGGCCGCTGCGTAAAGCGGAGTGACTGCCGCGACGTCCAGTTGTATCCAGCAAGAGCCGGGGTCATTCGCTAGGCAGTCCATCGCGAAGTAGTCCGACCATTGCGCGTAGCTTCCGATGCCACCGCTTGGGATGCTAGGATGCGGGCGGCCTGCAAAGCGGATAGGAGGCAGGACTTTCTTGCCGATGGTGCAGATAATTACGCCATCGGGGCACAGATTTTCTTTCGCCCATGATACCTGCACCCATAGAATTGGCGTGTGCCCATGCTTGACTAGGAGCGCCAGCGTAAGCTTTTCCATGGCGGTCAACGGCCCGCCGATCCACACGCAATGAACTCGCTCAACTTTTCGGAACACAAGCGCCGGCCATTTGCTCAAGTAGATTTTATGCCCGTATTTGTAAGCCTCGTCAGTGTTTTGCAAATCCGTGATTTCATTTTTTGTCCCGCTGCTGATTGAAAAGCCATGGTGAAAGCGCAGCGCATTTGTTACCATGGTTTTGATGCCGTTGGACCGGCACCAGACGGTTAGATCGTTGTCGCAGAACACGCCATAAAATGCCGGGTCAAAAATGTTCCCGCGCTTTTCTAGGAACTCGCGATTGACAATAGGGTGCCGCATGAGTCCGTCGTTGCTAAGTTGGTCCGGCACGTAAACGGCAAGCGGCTCGCGTATGTCTCCGAGCGGGTCTAGCATCGTGTCCCAGCCTTGCGGGGGCGTCAGGTCGTCGGCGATAACTAGGAGAATCTGCCCGGTCGCAGCGTGCGCGGCGGCGTTCCAATTTGCGACCGAGGAGGATGCCCACTTAGGCGGGGGCGGCGTGGTGACGAAATTATACGCGCCTGCCGTGAATGCTTCGGCGCTTGCTTTGTCTTCGGACTGAATCGCAAAGATGTGCTCAATGCGGTTCGGCATATCGGCGCGGTCAAGCCAGATTTGCGAGGTGGCAATCGCCTGCTCGGGGCGCTTGCGCGTGGCGTGCAGTAGGCTGATTCTCATTGTAGGTTCCAGTTTTGTTTTGGTGTATCGTCTTTGGTGATCTCTAAAATACCCTCTGGCGCTTCCGGCCATAGGCGAAATTGCCGCAACCAATGGCGGCAGTGGTCGTTCTCGGCGACAAAGCCGATGTCCGGCAGGTCCTCATATGATGCGTGCGCCATCCACACTTCGCGCAATTGCACGGCAGCGCCCGGGTCGCTGGCGCGAATGAACGCCAAGCGCCCCCAGCCATCGTCCACCCACTCCCCTAACAGTCGCTGCACGCGCCGGTAAAGGTCGCGACGTGCCCAGCTATACCAGCGCGGCTCGTGGCACCATATCAGCTCGGCAGGTATGGGGCAGGCGTTGAGCAGGTAACAAAAGTGTGCGGCCTTGCGCGCGTCGTCCTCTTGCATCGCGCATTTCACCAGCGCGGCCAGCGCCTCGGCGTAGGGGTATAGCCAATACGCGGCCAGCGCATGTTCGCTTGCCTCTGCCTTGCTGTCTGCGGCTTTACACAGCCAGAGCCGCGCTTGGTATAGCATCGCCTTGTCTGCGCCCGGCAGCGTTAAAAAGATACGGGCGTAACGCTGCATTAAGGGCACGTTACAGCTTGCCGCGTATTCCTGCGCGACGTAAAACATGTGCATGGGCGCATCGTTGAGGCTCGTGTTTAGGATGCGGAGATTGCGCTTGGGGTCCTTTTCTTTCGCGGACGTTGGCTGATGTAGCCAGCGCATCGCCTGACTGTCTGCCATTGTGACGGCGTCCTCCTTGGCTATCACCTCGTGAATCGCGCCGGACCACTTGCAGCGCGGCCACACGGCACCCCTCACTAGCCGCTCTCGCATCACCATTTTTCCCGCGTCAGGAACGTCATACGGGAACCGGAGAATATCCACGTTAGCGTCGCTGGCGGCACGGCGGAATGTCTCGGGATCGCCGCTAGGCAGGTCGTCCACATCGGCCCAAAAAAGCCAATTGTTATTCAGCCGCGTTTCTGTCTGATCGAATGATAATTGCCGCGCCGCTGCAAAGTCGTCCACGTGCGGCCACTTCCGTCCGGGCGCGTTTACGTAGGTGTCGCGATAGCATCTTATGGCCTGCGCCTCGCAGTAGTCCGCCACGGCTTGCGCGGTGCCGTCGTCCTCAGAGGTGCCGAGGGCGCTGACAAAAGAAATCTCGTCGTAGTAGGGTCGCCAAGCTTCGAGGAAGCGGTTAATCGTGGCGTGCTCACGGTAGGCGATGAAGCACAGAGTCAGATGCGGAGTATTCATATTCTGTTTTGCGGAACATTTCGCGGCGGCGTCGGCGAGTGTCAACGCAAAAAAGCCCCACCCAATTACGGGCGGGGCTTAAACTGGCGAGCTGTGATCTTACGAATATTGCGTGATGATCAACGTCCCGGCGTTAGCGTTAACGACTT